GTATGTTACGTATTCGTCAGGTTCATCGTGATGCTGATGGTGGTTTGTTCAATGAATATGATTTTGAATCCAATGAGGGTGATCAAGTTTTGGATTTCATGTGGGAAAATCGTAGTGTTCTTCGTGAAGTATCTTTACGTATGGCACTTAAAATTGCCGATCTGATGAAAGTGGATTCAACTGATTGGAAAAATCTCGCTATGAATACATGTACTACCAATAGCTAGTTTTATCTAGTGTCAAAAAAGCCCCTTAATTGGGGCTTTTGTTTGCCTAATCACTTGACATAGTATAATAAGATAAGTATAATACTTACTATGAGACAGTGTAAATTAATAATTAAAGATGAAGTAAACGTAAAAATTGAAGACTTGGATGTTGTTGATCGTAGAGCGTTGGTCAAAATGTTTGAGTATGAAATTCCTGGCGCACGATATCAACCAAGTGTCCGATTGGGTCGTTGGAATGGGAAAGTATCCTATTTTCAATTGAGTGGATCCACATACATTAATCTATTACCCGATATACTAGAATATCTAGATCAACGAAACTATGATGTTGAACTAATAGATACTAGAGATTATAATACCACATTCTCATTTGATTTAGTAGATGAACATACATTTGATGGTAAATTCTGGCCCAAAGGTCATGAACGTGAAGGTCAACCTGTAATTCTACGTGACTATCAAATTGCAATTGTCAATAACTTTTTGGCCAATCCACAATCATTACAAGAAATTGCCACTGGTGCTGGTAAAACTCTTATGACTGCCGCTCTGTCTTATAGAGTAGAACCATATGGTAGATCAATTGTAATTGTACCAAACAAAGATTTAGTTACACAAACAGAGGCAGATTATATTAATTTAGGTCTAGATGTTGGTGTATATTATGGTGATCGTAAAGAGTTTGGTCGTAAACATACAATATGTACATGGCAAAGTTTAAACAATCTATTGAAGAATACCAAAGACGGTACGGCAAATATAACTATTCAAGAATTTATTGAAGATGTAGTATTGGTTATGGTAGATGAAGTTCATATGGCTAAGGCAGATGCTCTTAAGACATTACTTACTGGTGTATTCTCACAGATACCAATTCGTTGGGGATTAACCGGTACAATTCCCAAAGACAAATATGCTTATGCTGCTTTAATGGTTAGTATTGGTTCAGTAATTAATAAATTATCAGCCTCAGAGTTACAAGAAAAGAATGTATTATCCAAGTGTCATGTTAACATTGTACAACTACAAGATGAATTAGAATTTGGTGATTATCAATCTGAACTTAAACATTTACTTGAAGATAGAAATAGACTTGATGCTCTTAGTTTGATTATAGAAAAGATTATTGAAACTGGTAATACATTGATCTTGGTTGATCGTGTGGCTGCTGGACATGAATTGGCTGCTAGAATACCTAATAGTGTATTTCTGAGTGGTAAAGATAAAACAAAAGTTAGAAAAGTTGAGTATGATGAAGTAGCAACCAGTGATGATAAAGTAATTATTGCCACATATGGTATTGCTGCAGTTGGACTTAACATACCAAGAATTTTTAATTTGGTTATGGTTGAATCTGGAAAAAGTTTCACAAGAGTTATTCAGAGTATTGGACGTGGTATTAGAAAAGCGGAAGATAAAGATTTCGTTCAAATTTGGGATCTAACCAGTAGTTGTAGATTTGCTAAACGTCATTTAACTAAACGAAAAGAGTTTTATCGTGAAGCAAACTATCCCTTCACGATAGAGAAATTCAAATATAGATGATTATGACAAATATCCATAATCACTTGACAAATCATCGCCTATATAGTAAAATGTTTACTATTGGAGAAATAAAATTAAGATTTTAACATTAGACAATTGCTCTTACAATCTGGAAAATCTACCAGAAGAAATAGATGATCTTAGATTTGCCATATTAGATAATAGTAATCCACAAAATGTAGATTATCATTATATTCCTCTAATATTTTTAGAAAGTTTTAATAGTCCGGCATTAGTATTACGTATTGGAGATTGTACTATTAAGATGCCGTTAGATTGGCAAATTCTTATTGGTGAAAGTGAGATGGGTGATTTAGAAACTCTACCATTAACCAGTATCAATGATCGTGGATTTAGAGCATTTGAATTTAATCCATTAAGTGGATTTAGACCCAGTTTTCTTGACATTGAAATCTTAGATGTGTATCATGATGTAACATGGTATGCACCTAGATTAAAGAATGGACAATTCTTATGTGTACCAATTGAAGAAGATCAAAAACCACGTTGTATATATTTTGTAAAAGAAATCAGTCGTAATTGTGAAATTGTGGACTACTCACAGGCATTTTAATGGCAACTAAAAAACCAGCAGTTTCAGTAGATGAGAAATTTACCAATCAAGACTTTGATTTATTTAAAGCACTATCTGCTATTGATTCAAAGAATTATAACTGGTATAAAAATCTTACTGAAGATCAGAAAAAGAAATTTGTACCATATATGATGACTCATTGGGTTAGTTCTGTAACAAAAAATGGGCCAGTGGCAGAATATTATTTGGGTAGTACAAACGAATATGTTAATAAATATTTGTTTAACGAACATGTTAAAGATCATCCTGAATTACAATGGTTAATGTTATGTTCTGCTAGTCCAGGAATTGGTAATCAAAAACACGCTTGGATTCCACATATGAAACCAAAAGTGATTGAGTTAAAAGATAAAGCAGTTAAAAAAGATGTTAAAGAATACTTTTCTAAAATATATTCTGGATTAAAGCCTGATGTATTAGAAGAAGTCAGTGTTCAATATACTAACACACAACGTCATTTATTCAAATTGGCAGAAATGTTTCCTAATATGAAACGAGCAGATTTGAACTTAATGGGCGAACTAATATCAGAAGAAGATATCAAAGACTATGAAAGAGAAAGTGGAAACTGAACAGTCAGAAGAATATCGCTGTGAACATTGCAAAAGAAATTTTGTAAAACCTGGCAATTTGCTCAAACATTTATGTGAGCAGAAAAGACGTTGGCAAGAAAAAGATAAACCCGCTAATAGAATTGCATATGAATCTTGGCTTAAATTCTATAAAACAATTCAACCATTTAAAAAGAAAAAGGAATATATTGACTTTATTGGCAGTGCTTATTATGTTGGTTTTGTCAAGTTTGGTTTGTATTGTGTAGAAGCTTCAGTAGTTGATCCACTAGGATATGTGAACCAACTACTTAAAGATAATACACCACTAGATAATTGGAATAGTGATAAAGTATATACAAAATATTTGATTCTACATCTTAGAAGTGAAGATGGTATGTTAGCTGTCAAACGTTCAGTAGATAATATGTTAACACTAAGCGAAAATGAAAATCTACAATTACGTGATGTATTTAAATATGTTAATGTAAATAAATTATGTTATCAGATAGTCAATGGTAAAATTAGTCCATGGATGGTATATCAAAGTAAAACTGGTGTAGAATTTTTAAGTAGATTAAATGATGATCAACGAAATCTTATCTATCCATATATTGATCCAGAACGTTGGAATATTAAATTCAAACGTGATAATGAAGAAACAAAAATGATTAATTCAGTTATTGCTCAAATTGAGGGTTTATGAAATTTAGTGCCGATATTGATTTAGATTTTGGTGATCGTAATATATTATTAGAACATATTGAATATACTAGTGCGGCTATGAGAAATGTATCACCCATTCGTAAACATGGTAGTGGTATATATGTAACTGATATACCCTATGATTCTTCTTATGATATGACTTCAATTGATTATACTGAATGTGAAAATCGTGGATATATTAAATTAGATTTATTAAACGTTTGGTTATATAAACTAATCAAAGATGAATCGCATTTAATTGAATTGATGAAAGAACCAAATTGGTTAAAATTACAAGATCGTGAATTCTTTGACAAATTGATTCAGATTGGTAATTCTTATCATTATGAAACTATGTTAAAAATTCCAGAACCAATTAATAGTATACCAAGATTATCTATGTTTATTTCATTGATTAGACCAGGAAAAAAACATTTAATTGGTAAAACATGGAAAGAGATTAGTAAAACAATTTGGGATAAAGATGAAGAAAGTTATTCATTCAAGAAGTCACATTCCTGTGCTTATGCTCATTTGGTAGGAATTCATATGAATTTGTTAGAACAAGATCCAACTGTACATCAATTATCAGAGCATCTTTTTAACTAGAGTAATACTTCTACGTTTAATTCGTTTTTTTGCCAGTTCATTTAAACTGGTTGTTGGGCCATGTAATACATTTAACCCTTTATTATTGAATGTTTTTAGATAGGGTCTGAATACTGACCAATCATCTCTGAGAAATATATTAATTGGTATCAATCTATTACTTTCCCACCACCAATTTTCACCTAATTCTAAGAATAATATCTTTAAATCATGTTCAACAATACTACCATAGTCATACAATGTAGTAACAACATCATCTTTATTTTGTATAATCCCAACGTATTCTAGATTTGCATAGGTACAAACCGTAATGAACGGGTGATTCGCGCTTAATTTCTGAAAAAATTCATTGACCATGTATTGATAAATAATCTATAGAGTAAAGGACATATTATTGTGACAGCTCAGACACAAGTTTATTTATACAATCAACGCCAGCTGGTGGTTTTATTGGAACGTTCACCAGATGGCGCACAAAGGAGTTATGAAAAAGTGTATTCTAAAGACCTAATAATCAGTCGCGGCGTGGACAATCTGCTTGAATTTTCGTTCATCAATCAAAATCAAAAACCAGTTAATATTAGTGGTAAAGTTATAACTTGCAGAATATTGAACGCTGATGGCACTGCTATTCTTATACAAAAGACATTAACACCAGTGCTACCAGTTACTGGATTAACCAGTTTATCATTAACTAAAGATGATATTGAAAACATTAATACTCAATATTGTTATTATAGTTTAGAAATACCAATTGATACATTTGACTATCCAGTATTTGTAGATAGTCAAGGTGGTGCACGTGGTATAATTAGAATTGTTAATAGTGTATTACCATCATTTGTACCAAGTAAAGTAGTAACTATTCCAAGTCATGTACCACCATTAAGTTCAGGTCAACCAGTGACATACTATAGTAGTTATATTAATACGGCTGAAGCTCCTGTATTATCACTTCAAGTAACTTTTGAAAACTTTACTGGTAATATTCAATTACAAGGTAGTACTCTTGGAGATTTTAGTTTATGGTATCCTCTTGCTGCTTCAGTTAGTTATACAGCAGAAACAATCACTGAAGGATTTAATGTTCAAGGATATCATCCTTTTGTTAGAATGATGATTGTCAATACTGGAACATATCCAGTTATACCAAATACTAGTTTTCTTCAAGGTGATGTAGTAGAAATATTGGCTAGATAAGTATCCAATACAATTGATTTTTTTCACAGGTCATAGTATAATATACTATGACTTTTATTTTTTATTAATATGACCAATACTGTAATTGAAACCATCATAAGTTTATGGCAAAATGGAAGACGTATTAAACGTTCGGCAGGAGGTTGGTTGTCTGGTAATGGTGTATGTTGTCATCATAATGGTGAAACTGCAGATACTCGTGGTCGTGCTGGTTTAATAATCAGTGATGAAAAAGTAAATTACAGTTGTTTCAATTGTGGATTTAAAACTGGTTATTCATCTGGTCATTTATTATCAGAAAGATTCAAACAATTATTAGATTGGATGGGCGCAGATCAACCTACTATTGATCGTCTAATGATGGAAACATTGAAAGTTCGTGAAGATAATACTCTAGCCAGATTCAGTAAAAAGTCAAACTTCTTCATGGCTAATTTTCATTCAGTAGACTTACCAGAATATAGTGAAAGAATTGATTCTACTGATGCTACTCATCAAGTATATATTGATTATTTAAAATCTCGTTCTATTGAATTAGATGATTATAGATTTTATATTACACCAGAGGCGGAAGGAAGAAACAAAAATAGAATAATTATTCCCTATTATTATCAGGAACAATTAGTTGGTAATACTAGTAGATTTCTAGATGATCGTAAGCCTAAGTATATATCCGAACAACAACGTGGTTTTGTTTTTAATATAGATGGTCAACAAAAAGATTGGGAAGTTTGTATTGTAGTTGAAGGTCAGTTTGATGCTATTAGTATTGGTGGTTGTGCCGTTATGGGCAATACTATACTTGATGAACAGGCTGCCATTTTACGTAAGTTATACAGAAAAATCATTGTTGTTCCAGATAGAGACAAAACTGGTATGAACATTTGTGATAGAGCGTTAGAGTTAAATTATTCAGTTAGTATACCACCATGGAATGATGATATAAAAGATGTAAACGATGCAGTTAAATTCTATGGAAGACTACCAACTCTACTAAGTATACTACAACATGAAACAACGAACAAGATAAAAATTGAAATGATGAGAAAACGATTTAAATGACCCAAGTTGAATATACAAGAGAAATACAAGAATTATTTTTACGAATGATGATGACTGATGCTCAGTTATATACTAGAGTCAGTAACATTATGAATAGTGAAAACTTTGACAAGGGATTAAAATCTGCGGCAAAGTTTATCATGGAATTCAGTGAGAAATATAATGCTATACCTGATAGTGCACAGATTCATGCTACTACTGGTGTTCAGTTAGAAGTAATTCCAGGAATGAGAGATAGTGATGTTGAATGGTTTTTAGATGAGTTTGAAAAGTTTACTCGTAGACAAGAATTAGAACGAGCTATTGTCAAGAGTTATGATCTATTGGAGAAAGGTAACTTTGATCCAGTTGAAAAGATGATCAAAGATGCGGTTCAAATCTCATTGACAAAGAACATGGGTACAGATTACTTTGCTGATCCAAGAGCCAGATTAATGTCAATTAAGAACAACAATGGTCAGATCAGTACTGGTTGGCCAGTATTAGATAATAAACTCTATGGTGGATTTAATCGTGGAGAACTTCAAATCTTTGCTGGTGGATCTGGAAGTGGTAAATCATTGTTTATGCAAAACTTAAGTGCCAATTGGGCACAAGCTGGATTTAATGGTGTATATATTACACTTGAATTAAGTGAAGAATTAACTGCATGGCGTATTGACAGTATGATTACTGATGTTGCCACTCGTGATGTATTTAAACATGTTGATGATGTTGAATTGAAAGTCAAAATGGCAAGTAAGAAATCTGGTAAATTCTGGATTAAATATATGCCAGCACAAAGTACAGTTAATGATATGAGAGCCTATATCAAAACTTTACAAATGGAATATGATGTAAAGATTGATTTCTTATGTGTTGACTATTTGGACTTGTTAATGCCAGTTAGTACAAAAGTTAGTCCAAGTGATTTATTTATTAAAGACAAATATGTATCAGAAGAATTACGTAATTTGGCCAAAGAACTTAATGTATTGTTTGTAACGGCATCACAGTTAAATCGTAGTGCAGTTGAAGAAGTTGAATTTGATCATAGTCATATTTCAGGTGGTATTAGTAAAATCAATACGGCTGATAATGTATTTGGTATCTTTACTAGTCGTAGTATGCGTGAGCGTGGTCAATATCAGATACAATTGATGAAGACTCGTAGTAGTAGTG